GGGTTGGGCCTCATTCAGATACCGCGCTATCGCGCCGCCGCCGAGCTGGCATCCGGCAAGCTCGTCGAAGTGCTGCCGCAATTTCCCCCGTCGGCGCTCCCGGTCCATGTCCTCTATTCACACACCCGGCAATTGTCGCCGCGCCTGAGGGTGGTGATCGACTGGATGGCTGAGCAATTCAGATCGATGGTTACGCCGTGAGGGGCCACCGGCAATTGCGGACGTCCTGTCCGCAGCCTTCCTGCACGAAAGCTGCCCGTCTCAAATCGGCCAGATCAAACCTGGAACCAGCCGTGGCGAGCGTGACCAAAGGGTCGATTTGACCCGTTCGCCAAGCCGTCGGCGAATGTCCCCTAATTGCGCACTCCAGACGCGCTCTGGAGCCGGCAAACCGGCGGCAACGAAGGTCGGGTACAGCGAAAGCCCCATCCGGTTGTCACGTTTGCCCGTTCGAGGGCCGGCTAAGGAAACGAAGGGACCAGGCCGAGCTGCCATCCGCCAGCGGCCATTCTTAGCGCCGACGGTTTCAAACTAGCCCACAGGGCGGTGGACGCAACGCTTGCTTTTTGACGCATTGAGCGGCTAACGGCGGAGCGGCCGGCGCATACGACCGCTTGTGGGGCCACCATGCGAAATGCAGTGCTCGCTGGCGCTCCCGCTGGGTTGGTTTCTTCTGCTTCGGCGCAGGCCGATCCACAGGTATTGACCTACCACGCCGGGATTGGTCGCGCCGGTAGCTACGTCATGCCGGCCCTCAACTATTAACGCGTGCTGGACTTGCGCCTTGACGCTCCGTTCCACACCGCTTTTCAGGGCCAGGTCTATGCGCAGCCGCTGCTCTGGCGCCCAACGGCATCGGGCGCCGGCGCGCTGATTGTCGCGACGGAGGAAGATCAAGTCTACGCGATCGACGCGCAGACCGGCGCGCAAATCTGGCAGCGCACGCTGGGCGTGCCCGTTCCCGGCTCCGCGCTCCCCTGCGGCAATATTTCGCCGCTCGGCGTGACGGGCACGCCGGTCATTGATGAGGCGCGCGCGACAATCTATCTCGACGCCGCCGTGATGAGCGCCAATGGGCCGCGCCACGAAATCTTCGCGCTTTCGCTCGCCGACGGGTCGATCGAGCCCGGCTGGCCGGTCGATGTGGCGACGGCGCTGGGCGGGAGTTTCCTTCCTGCGGTGCAGAGCCAGCGCGGAGCGCTGGCTCTGCACCGCAGGCAAGGTCTTCGTTCCGTTCAGCGGCCACGCTGGCGATTGCGGCGCCTATCACGGGTTTGTCGTCGGCTTTTCCGAAAGCCGGCCAGGCAAGGCCGTGAGCTTCTCGACGGCCGCGCAACGCGGCGGCATTTGGGCGCAAGGCGGCGTTAGCGGTAATGGAAAGTCGCTCTTCGCAGCGACCGGCAACACTTTCGACGCAACCGTTTGGGGCGATGGCGAAGCCGTGCTGCGGCTCGCCCCGAACCTCGCCCGCCCGACCCAAACCCGCGATTTTTTCACCCCGCCGCCGCGGCGCTCCGGAGCAACCCGCTGCAGCAGCTCTGGCGCGAACATCACCTCGCCCAGAGCATGATCGACCACGGGCTCTATGACGAAGGCTATCTCGTCACGATAGCGCCAGCCCTGAACTATCACGTTCACGACGCCGCCGGGCCTACCAGGCGCAGCTGCGCGAGCCGGAGGACGGCAAGGTCCGCTTCACCAATCTCACGCTGGAAGACGTCATCGAGGTGATCCGGCTCAGCGACCAGGAGCATGCGGAAGCCCTACATCGCCGTTACTGCGACTTCTGGCTCGTCGACGGCGCGCTGGAACTGAATGCGGCGCGGTTCGGCCTGCCGACCAAGCGCGCGGCCCGCAAACCGGCGAAGGCGGGCTGACGGGTCGGCGGTCACCCCAAGTCATTCAAACAAGTCATTGGAGTCAAGTGTGATGAGCTCTACCCCTACCCAACTGTTAGTGCGGAAGAAAATCACGGCCATCTACGCGGATGGGTCGTTGAAAATGAACCTGGGCATCGCGACCGTGGCCCGGATGCTCAAAGGGGCCCCGAACGTGCCCGTCGAAGTGGCGGCGGACGCGGCGGCGCGGAAGCTGTTGGCCGAACTGGCCCGAAGTGCCGGACGGACCGTCGAACGGGCCTCGGCAGGAATCATTCTAACGCCACCTGTCCAACCGGGTGTGGAGCAACAGGCCATCCCAGCCGTCCCAGCCGCTCCAGCCGTCCCCGCTGGCCCCAAGCCGCGTCGAACGAGGGGGAACGGCAAGGTTAAGCCCAGAGCTGTGCGCAAGTACCCCACCTTGTCTACGACATTTCTCCAAGGGTCCCTCATCGGTCAAATCAAGGCCGTCTTTAAATCGCGCGAGACCAACCCCGAAAAAGTCACGGACTTCAAACGGGCGCTCGCGAACGGGGACTGCACCTGGGGTTTGCTACCTTTGTCCAAGTCCCTCATCGGCAAACTGCAAACGCTCGGTATCGAGGTCCCGGCGACAGCGAACTAACTCTCGGGGCCGCCTCTGGGCGGCTCTTTCATTTCAGTCAAACCCAATCGTCGTCGGGCGTCCGGCCGCCCCGCGCGACGCCGGAAGCCGAACCCATCGCTCAGCCGAGAACTCGCCATAAAGACCGACCGCTTCGATATTCACCAGCACATCACCGGCAAGATCGTGAGCGCAATCGAGAGCGGCGCGGGAGAGTTCCACCTGCCCTGGCGTCGCTCCGCCGGCAACATCATGCGACCCGTCAACGTCGCCTCGAAGAAGGCCTATCGCGGCATCAACGTCGTGGCGCTGTGGGCTTATGCCGAGGAATTCGGTCATAGCTCCGGCGTCTGGGGCTCTTACCGGCAGTGGGCCGAGGCCGGCGCGCAAGTCCGCCAGGGCGAGAAAGCCGCCTTCGTGGTTTTCTATAGGGAGCTCGAGACCGCCGCCGATCCTGAGACCGATGACGCCGAGAGGGCCACCCGCCTCTTCGCGAGTGCCACGCCAGTATTCGCCGCCGAGCAAGTGGACGGGTATCAGGCTCCCGCCAGCGACGCGTCGCCGGTGATGTTCATCACGCCGTTCGAGCAAGCCGAGGCTTTCGTCGCCGCGGCCAAGGTCAGCTTGCGTGCGATTGCCCGGCGTTCGGTTGCTTCCTGACGATGCTCTCATGATCGTCGCGAAGGGTGAGAAAAAGGACGAGGGAGGCCTCGCGGCTGTCAGCGTCTTGCGCTCACGGCAAAGACGGCAGCGTCTTTCGGCGGCACGCTGAAGACGGCGGGATGCGGTCATCGACAGCCGCGCGACCTCGGCGACAGCGCCGCCAAGCCCGCCATGCCGCAAACCTTCCTCGAAACATTCCAGCACCTTTTAGCGATACATCCGTGCGTAGCTCATAGACTGACTCCTTAAAATGGGCGTTTGCCCCGCCCGAAGCGGTCCCCAAAGTAATGCCATGCCGCCCCCCCCTATAGGGACCGTATTCTTGGCCGTTGATGCGCGGGGGGCGCCGCGCCCGATTTATAACGCAACTTATATTTTCCCCAGGGGGTCGCTTTTGAAAACCAACGAGCAGCTCCTCAACGAGATCACCGCGGCCATGGCGGATGCGTGGCTCGCCGCTTGCGACCGCCGCGTCATAGGCTCATCGCTTGATGGCAAGTTCATGGTGTTCGATTACCGTGAGAAGGCCGGCTTGTTTGGACCAGCCTCTGCGGACGAGTGCCGGAAGTTTGTTCACCGGGCGGCGGCGCTGGACGTCTTGCGGATGCTAGGGACTGAGCGCGTGGCTGGTGCTGCCATGGTTGCCGGCGGGAACATCCCCGTCACGCTGGATAGCTAGCTATCTTGCACAAAGATGCAAAATGGCCCGCCGACAAGGTTTCCAGGCACCCGGTTGCTGCGCTTGTTCCCGCTGCCCGCAACGCGCGCACGCATAGCAAGGAGCAGATCATGCAGCTAGCGGCGTCGATCGAGGAGTGGGGATGGACGATCCCGGTCCTCATCGACGAGGCGGGCGGCATTATCGCGGGGCACGGCCGCGTCCTAGCCGCGCACCGGCTAAGCATCGAAGACGTGCCGGTTATGGTTGCCGCCGGGTGGAGTGACGCCAAGAAGCGGGCATATATGCTCGCGGACAACAAGCTTACGCTGAACGCCGAGTGGGATTTGGACCGGCTTGCGATCGAGATCGCGGAGCTGCGCGCATCTGATTTTGACGTTTCTCTGATCGGATTCAACGAGTCCGAGATTGAAGACCTTTTGAAAGCGGACGAGGGCGGCGAGAAAACCGGCGCCGGATCGCTGGCCGAGAAATTCATGATTCCCCCGTTTAGCGTGCTGAACGCGCGCGGAGGCTGGTGGCAGGATCGCAAGGCCGCGTGGTTGGCGCTAGGGATTCAAAGCGAGCTGGGGCGCGGGGAGAATTCAGCGATAGGCGGCGCGCCTATGCCGCTAGACCGGGCCAAGGCGGCTTCGCGCCGATCCGGGCGGCAGCAAGATGCCGGCGGCCGACTATCGCAAGACGCACGCGCGCGGCGACGGGCGGGGGAGAGCGATTGACCCGCAAGGCTAACGCGATTCCTGGCAACGTCGACCATGTCAATTATGGTTATGACCGCGGGCGCGGTGGCGGCAAGAAGGCAAATCCAAAGGCCGCTCGATGCAATGGATCGATGGTCGATCAACTCGTCGGGGGGCGTAAGCCAGAGACAGCAAGCCTCAAAGACGGCGGCCAAAGCGGCGAAGCGGGTGTAACCGGCATCTCGATTTTTGACCCGGTGCTCTGCGAGCTAGCCTACCGCTGGTTTTGTCCGCCTGGCGGCCTGGTGCTCGACCCGTTCGCCGGCGGCTCGGTGCGCGGCATCGTTGCGTCGAAATGCGGGCGGCGCTATATCGGGGTTGACCTAAGCGAGAGGCAGGTGGCCGCCTCGAGGTTTACAGCGATAACCACGCGGATCTTTCGACCATGGCGCCGGCGGCGTTCATGGCCGCCTATCGAAAGATCATCGCGGCAGCGGTCGGAAAGTTGAAGGCGGACCGGTTTGCTTGTTTTGTGGTCGGAGACTATCGCGATAAGCGCGGGTTCTACCGGAACTTTCCAGGCGAGACGATCGAGGCTTTCGCGGCGGCCGGCGCCGGGCTTTATAACGAGGCCATTCTTGTGACGATGGCGGGTTCTCTCCCGATACGCGCGGGGAAGCAATTCGCGTCGGCCAGGAAGCTAGGCAAGACGCACCAGAACGTTCTCGTGTTCTGCAAGGGTGACCCGCGCAAGGCGACCGAGGCCTGCGGGCCCGTCGAGATAGACGAGTCGCTGTTAGAGTTGGGGGAGGAACTTTGACGCCACCGGTCGTCACCGATCATTTTGGGATTCAGGTCGTCAGTGACGATCTTTTCCCCGGCGGGACGAAGGCGCGGTTTGCGGGCCAGCTTTTCGACGGCGTTGACGAAGTTGCCTACGCGAGCCCGGCCGAGGGCGGCGCGCAAACGGCGCTGGCGATCACCGCCAAGCAGGCAGGCAAGCGGGCAACGATCTTTGTTGCAAAGCGGCGGGACCCGCACGCCCGGGTGCTCATGGCGAAGGCGCACGGGGCGAAGGTTTACCAGGTAAGCCCTGGCTACCTGAACGTCGTCCAGGCCCGGGCGCGCGCCTATTGTGCGGAAACCGGGGCGCGCTTGGCGCCCTTTGGCTTTGACTTGCTGTGGGCTATTGGCGCGATTGCCGAGGTCGCCTTGACGACGGGCGAGACGCCCGAGGAAGTTTGGTGTGCGGGCGGGTCGGGCACGCTGGCGCGGGGGCTTGCCAAGGCGTGGCCCCGGGCGCGCCTTAATGTGGTTCAGGTCGGGAAGGATCTGAGGGTCGCTGGCGCCACGATGCACAAGTATTGTCAGCCGTTTAGGTTAGTGGCAAGAACGTTGCCGCCATTCCCGGCGGACTCGCATTACGACGCGAAGGCTTTTGAGGTTTGCCTCGCCAGACACGGACCCGGCAAGGTCTTGTTTTGGAATGTTGCCGGGGCCGCCGATTAAAGGGGAGTCATGGCCGAGGGCATAACCGGGCAAAGCCTTTCCAGCCTGCTTGATCTTGACATGGAGTCGATAAGGAAGCTCAAGAATTCCGGGATCGTGGTCGGCTCCGGGGTGCGTGGTCGCTATCTTCTTGCGCCGTCGGTCCGCAACTATGTCCGGCACTTACGGGAGGTCGCGGCGGGGCGGCAAGGCAACGAGTTGAATGCCGTCGACGAGAACGCGCGGCTTAAAATAGCGCAGCGCCGTAATTACGATCTGAAAAATTCAATCCTCGAAGGCTCCGCGATCCCATATGAGTCGATTGCGCCGGCATGGGCGCGCGTCGTCCGTGCGATCCGGTCGGCGATGCTGGCCGTCCCGGGCAAGGCGCGGTTCCGGTTGCAGCATTTGACGCCGCGCGATGCGGACGTCATCGGCGAAATTATCCGCGATCAATTAGAGGCCGCGGCATTGACGGATCAGCCGCCGGCGATCACCGGGGATGCCCACGCCGCCGCCTTAGCGAATGATTGACAATCAGATCGAACGGCTCATCAGGGGATCCCTTGGGCTTTTAACCTTCAATAGTTGGCAGAAAGCATGATACCTTTGACTTCGGTATAACCAACAGAGTGTCAAATCCAGTTTCCTGAAGTCCCATATGGAGGGTCCCGGCGCCGCTGTCTTGAACCTGGGCAAGCGACTCAATGCTAAGACCGCGGGGAGGACACGCGCTTATATCCAAAACGATTGTTGAGGATGTAATTGATCGTATTGCATTCTTGTACTTAACTATACACTTAATGGCAGGGGAGCTGAACTTATAATCCTGGGGGACCCGCGGCGTTTGCGCGAACAATGCAGAGGTGTGCCACGAGCGGGGGCGGACCGAAAAACCGGGCGCTCTCCTCTTTGCTCAGGCCGGCTCTGGCTTTGTTGCCCGCGGTCGGAGCTTTGGCGATTACCTCACGCATAGAAAAACTCCACGAAACTTTCGCGCTGCGAGCCTGACGCCGCCTCCCCATTCGTATGCGGGCAGCGATGATTGCGATGGCGACTTATATGGTGGCATGCGGAGAGGTGCCGGCCTCCGCTAGGCTCACGCGTTCATCGGTCTCCCCAATCACCGACAGATGTCCGCGTGTGTTGGGGGAATGCTGGCGCATCAGATCAGCAAACGTCGCGCTTCCTCCGCGACCTCCAAGGCGGCTTGAATCATGGCGTTGATGTTGACTTGACTTAGATCCAAGACCCGGTCACGAGACTTGGCAGAGGCCTTGGCAATGGCTTTGCGGGCCACGGCCAAATCGCTATCGATCTGAAGCGCCAGAAGCATTGCCGGCACCCGCTGGGGTTTAATCGAAACTTCGCGACGCTTGGGCGCGAGATTGGTCCGCGCCATTTCTTCCCAAGCCTTTTCCGCCCGCTCACAAGCGGCAAGTTGCTGGCGCTCGGCGGCTTCATGTTCGTGCTCATTGGTGGCCGCCCAGATAGCGTCCGCGGCCTCGCGCTGTTCGACACGGGCGGCCTTCTCCTCGGCCGCCGCCCGATCACGCGCGGCTTCCCGTTCGCGGCGTTCCTCAACATAAGCCCGATCACGCGCGGCCTTAACAATGGTGCCGGTGGGCTTCGTACCCGCGGGAAGTCCCTTAAAGATTGAGTCAAGAATTTTCGGAGTTTCTGCCGCTTCATGGGCATTCCAGGAAACGGAGGATGTTCGAGTTCGGACATCCGCGAACGCAACGGCAACCTGGCGCAACCTACGCAAATAACTCAGA